AATGAACTGAGTCACCAAACAAAGATAGAAATTCTTTAGTAACTGCCCCACGCTTTACAAAGAACTGACGGGTAGTAAAGTCATACTCTACGCCTAGTACCTTAAGCATATTAGTTCTAGCAATTGCAAAGTCTTTAGCAGTCTTTAATCCATTGTTATCAAAGAATACCGCTGCTGGGTCTATAGTTGCACCGCTCTTAAGAGAATACTTATTGGCAGCAAACTGACGATACCATGTATCAAAGTGGGCAAGAGTTAAATACTTATCATTAGCACGGCGCAGTTCTTCTGTTGATATTGCACGGAACTTACGACCAACTTTAAGTTCAGCATCTGCTAGTGCGCTAGAAAGAGTAGATGGTGTAAAGATTGCATCAATAATATCTTTATCAAACTTACCACCAAGAGATGTTCGAGCAGATACAGATGAAGCCATTGAGTTGACAGTATCTGGATGATATACAAACGCATCCTTTAACCACTTAAAGCGCGTAATTGATTCATCTACACCAAAAGCGGAGTACACACGTCTGACAGTTTCTTCACGAATCATCAAGTGAGTTACTTCTTCAATTGGAATATCTCTGTTAATTGCTAAATCTTGAGCAATTTGAGCACGTTCAGAAATACTAAGAGTTTCTTCTGCGCCACCCTTGCGGAATACTTTATTAATACCACTACGAATAGGACCAACAGATGATTTAGAACCAGTAAGCGCAGTGGCTACATTCTTAAACTCTTGAACATCTCTAACCTTGCCTAGAGAAAGCAAGTCAAGTACTGGTGTATTAAGTGCGTACATAAACGCTTCATCAATAGCAGAACGAATACCCAAACGTGGGAATAGTGTAAGAATAGTCCAAGCATTTACAAATTCAGAGACATACTTGTGGCGTGTAGCGCCATCAAATAAGGCTGGAATAGAGTTCTTGCGGCGTGTAGCCGCAGCCACCTGAATAATTTCTTCGTATGGTAAAGCACCAATACCCTGTGCTATCTGACTAGGCTGCACAATGCCACGTGCGTTAAGAATAGGGGTATCATTTTCAATACGTAATACATGTTGGCTAACATCATCAGCAAAATCTGAAGGTACTTCTGTTCTAGAAACAGTAGTCATACCAGAACGATTATTGAAAGTCTTGTTAAGAATTTGTTCCATAATTTTGCGACCTTCAGCGGTACCATGTAATCCGTAACGATGCATAACTGCTGCATACAAGTTACGAACCATAATAACTTGCTCATCAGCCTGTGAATCTAAGAAATGGAAAGTAACAAAGTCTGCAATATCACGGGTAAATACCTGTCGTGCTACTAAACGGAAGTTTTCTGCCGTCTTAACTGCATCTTCACCAAGAAGAATCTGTGTACCAGCAGGGTTACGTGAAGCCTGCTTACCAATAATTTCACCAAAGCGGCGTGCTCGTTTAATATCTTTATTGATATCAACAAAGCGATTGATTCCAGCAATGTTAACACCTTTATCAATATCTTCGCCAGCAGTTCTAAGAATTGTTGCTGCGTCTATTCCCTTATTTTGAGCATTGGCTACAGCAACTGCAGTTTTTTCTGTTGCAGCAGTAGGATTCATAATAGAATCTACAATTTTACCAATACCCATACTGATATGACGCTCTGATTGTGCTGTTGGAACTCCATTACGCATAAAAGTAATACCATCAACACGGCCATTAAGCAGAATATTTACATTCTCTATCTCACCAAAGAACTCTTTTGCAGTTTCTGCATTAAAAATTTTCTTGTTTGCTAGTAATGTAACAACTTCAAAGTTATTAAAGCCAGGATAGTTCTGAACTAATTCACGATAAGCGTTTGACCTATCCATTGAACCCTTTTTGGCAACAGCAAACTTCTCAACTGCTTTACCTATACCGTTATCCCATAGGTCTTTAACTTTAGTATCGCCAAACATCGTGCGAATTGAGCCCCTGTAATTACCTTTAGCGGCTTCTTTCATAATTGTGTCTGCATACTGGCTACCTTTAGTAGCAAGTTTGCTGGTTCCGCCAGTAATCCACGTAAGTGGGTCAACTGCAATCTGATAAATGGCATCAATATATCCAGTTACAGCAGTCTGATAATTACCAGTTAAAATACGTGTAGTTAAATTACCACTCTTAGGTTGATTTGCTTGGTAAATACTACGGTAAAGGTCACGACCTGGAGAAATCTGGGCAGCCTTGGTGTCAAAAATAATCTTAGAAAATTCTTTTTCATTATCAAAGGCATAACTAATAGCAGTAAGAATCTTTTGGTCTGGCTTGCCATAGGCTTCAATAATTTCGCCAGGGGTTTTACCAGATAATAAACCTTTTGCTACAAAAGTATTTTCTTTGCCGTGCACTTGAGCAACTTTATTAAGAGCGCCTTCATCATAAGCCTCTCTACCATTGTATGCATCGTCCCATACTGTTCCGCTAAATGGATTTTTTAAAGACTTAATATTGCTACCAATTTTATCAAGACCTAAATCGGCACCTTGATATATTTCTCGTCCTGCTACGTATCCTGTATTAATAACACGACCATAGGCTGTTGATACTTTAAATGTTGCAACAATAGGGCTAAATGCTAATTTAGCAGCACCGCCAAGCACGCCAAGTGCTCGTTGTTTTAAGGTTGGGTCTTCTTGAAGAAACTTAGCCGTTGGATAAATAGTCTTCATGAGGTTTTGTGCATCTGGTGTTAGTGCTTGAAACTCACGTTTAGCATCATTTACTGGAAGTCCACGAAGTTCCTTCGCCTTATTAACAGTATAAGCCCATTGCTCAATAACAATTTGTTGTTCTGAAGATAGGTTTGCATTTTTCGCTGCGTTATAAACCGCAGGATTAGCATTTCCTACTATTGGATTTATAATGCGGGCCATTAGTACCCATATTCAGCAAGTGTTGAAGCAATAATTTCGGCTTCCCCAGTTGGGTCAAACTGTGCAATCTTTCGCATAGTTATAGAAATAGGCTCACTAGTTGTAGGAAGATTCATGATTTCACTTCCTGGACCTTCACCAATATTAATTCCTGCAGTGATAGGTTCGTTAGGACGTTGAGTAGGTGCCATTAACTCTGTTGGCATTTCCATCTGAACTAATCCCGAACCACCAGTTGCGCTAGCACCCATAGTATTTCCAGCCATTGGTGCTGCTACTTGATTTGAGTAAGTCTCTTGCCCTTGACCGTATGGCAGACCTGAGATGTACTTGGCACCTTGTGTTGGTGCCCCGTCAGTGCGCTGAGAAAGAGCGCCAGGGCCTGAAACTGGTGCTGGGTTAGACGGTGCACGATATCCACCTCTTGTTGCCATTACTCATCTCCTTCTTCCAATTCATCATCTTCATCTGCTGGCGGTTCGCCAAAGGATTCTTTATTGTATTCTTTAGCCATACGCATCATGCCGTAGGCATTCCAAGGTGTCATTGCTTCTGACACTTCCGTATGCAAGTAACGAGTTCCATCATAGTCTGCCCATTCTGTAATTATTAGCCAGTTAGCGCAGACGTAGTTAAACCCTTCAGGGTCTTCTTCTACTAGAACTTTTAGTGCTTGCTCTATTTTCTCCCTGAACTTTTCACTCATTTTGCGTACTGAATCTTTGTAATAATTGGTGCACTTGTATAGATGTCCCACATGCAAGCAATCTCAATTGCTCTACGGATTATTTTTTCCGCTTCTTCTGGAGTTTTCGCTTTATCAATATGTAAAGCCTCCATAACTCCCAAAGCAACATCGCCACCGCTCCCACCATAATAAATACCACGCACATCACGGTCCCAAGAATAATCTTCAAAGATAGGATAAATAGTTCCATGTATGCTAATAATAAAATCTGAATCCTGCGCTGCTGCATCCCCGTCTTCTTTCATGTCATAACCTGCATCAATGAAAACTTTACGCATTGCAGGTATAAACTTCTGTGTCATAAACAAATCTAAGTTTTCTAACTTAGTTGGTTTAGGTGGCTTCCATCCAAACTGCAAGATGTTGGAACCACGACTGGCACCAGAACCAGCAATTAGATATCCGTTATTTTCGATAACCTTATGAGTAGCAATCGTCATAGGACGACCACCTTCATCAGATGCTCTGGAATCGCAACCGATTACAGACCAACCATTTCCTTGATAAGCAGCCAGTGTTGTCATTGTCCCCTACTTAGTTATCTTTGAGTTACGGTTCTTGCTGAAGCGTTTGCCGTTCCACCCATCGTTAGGCTGGAAAGTAAACTTTGTAATCCACCAGGAGGAGCGCCACCTGCTGGAGCCGCGGCGGGAGCAGGGGACGGTTGCTCTACCATAGGTGCTTCCCCAGCAGGTGGTAATTCTGGAGCGAACACGTCATTGATTGCGTCCTCAATCTGAGTGCCCTTCTGGCGCATACGGATAACTTCTGCAATCTTCTTAACGATTGTAGTTGGGTCTCCGCCATTAGCAATAAGTTGTGGAATTGCTTGTGCTGAAGCATTAAGAGATGAGATAAGCGCATTACGCATTTCCTCAACTTCAATCTTTTCCTGCTCTTGAGTTACGTTAACTCCAAATGGCAATTCACGCTGTGCTAAATCCTTAGAGATTAATTTACCGCCAAGGGCTTGCAACATAAAGATAAGTCCCTGTGCTGGGTTAAGACCAGCCAACATTCCATAACGAACATCAGCAGAGTAGTCTCCCTTAATGTCCTTTGATGGTGTGTACTCAATTGCATAAGGGCTACCTGAATCAATACCACGAATAGACTTCATCTCGTTAAAGATTTTCTCATCTACTTCAAAGCAAAGTGAGATTACAGTCTTAAGTGCAGATGCAAAGATAGCCTGCGCTGACTTTACCTGTGTATCAAATCCACCCATAAGGGCTTGCACGCCTTGACCAGTAATGATTGAAGCATCAACATTTCCAGTACGTGATTCAGGATAGCGTGTACCAGTACGCAATTCATTCTGTAGAACTGCTTGCTCATTAAACAATGAGCCAGATACTGGTAGTTCAACTCGGCGAACACCTGCTGGGTTTTTAGTACGGATAACTCCGTCTCCACCGAATTGGAACTCGTTCACATCGTCAGGGACAATCAGTGGTGACTGTACAGCCTTCTCTGTTGCTTCCATCGCAAGTAATGCGAATCTATTGCGAAGCAACTGAATGCCGAGCACATCATCAAACTGCCCACGCATCTCTTGGTCAACAGTTGGTCGCTTAGCGACTACAACCATCATCTTGCCAATAGGATTATTAGCACGGGAGATAACTAGGTTCTGGCGGTCTGGAACGTAAATGATAGATTGATACTGGTCGTAGTAACGAACAATATCAAATCTAGCATTCATATCTTGGTCGTATCCGTCACGACCAAGCAAAGCGTCAGTATACTCTGGGAACTGGGAAACCAATTCTGCCAGTGGCATAGAATAACGCTTAGCAAAAGCAACGCAGCGTCCGTAGCGGTCAAACTCAGGATACGCCCCGACAGGACTTTCTACGCGAATACGCGGCAACTTTGCTTCAGTGTCCAGTTCAATAATGAACGGGACAAACCCAAATGTAATGTACCAGTCTGCGCCTGTATACATCTGTACTTGCAACTCAGAATTATAAAGATAGTTAGCAGCAATACGAGTGCGGTTATCTGCTGCCTTGCGAGCACGGTCTTTAACTTGGCTAACTACAGAGCAGTTAACTGCTGGTAGTGGTGCCATAACTTCGGATAAGTCACGGGCTACAATGTCAACAAAGTTGGCAACTACGTTAGCCTCTACACCTTCTGGAAAGAAATCAGGGTAAACAGTAGAAATCTTACCTTGACGCACAAGTAGTACATCTTGATGACGACCATCGCGCTCACGGGCGCGGTCCTTTAAAGATGCAACACGTGCAAAGATTTGCTTATCAGTCAACATTATTTGCTATTCCTCTTTGCTCGTGCAATGGCTTCCGCAACTGCTTTTGCTTGCGCTGGGGTAAGTCTTCTTCTTGCTTTTATTAAACGCTTGTTAAGTTCTGCTTTTTCTTTTTTTGCATTTTCTAT